TGAGAAATTCTAAAATTTTCTTCATTTTTGTTTGGAGTTAAAAGATTTATTCTTAATTTTGTAGCACGTCAGGGCTCTTTCTAATGAAAGGCCTGGCATAACTGGAACTGCCTTCGGGTGGTTCCTTTCTTTTTATATGTCATAAACTCTTATTGTTGATTCTCCATTGATTACACAATAAACATGTTTTATTTGCTTATCAAGAGGTAGTCCGTCATTCTTGCGGAAATATTTGTAATACTTGATGGACCTACTCATGTTATGTTCATCGAACATTTTGGAGCTATGGAAATAAAGGCAAAGAGAATCTGCTGTTGAAACAATATCTTCTCTCTGATTGTACCGCCTTAACTGATTGTCTTTTTTGAAGAATATATTGGAATACCAACCATAACCTGTTACGGAGCGAATATCCATAATCCTACCATCTAATTCCAAATCAAGAGCGGGTAGCTGTTTTCCTCCCCTCCTTTTTGACTCGTCCATCAATATAGCCGAGTGTCCCATACTAAAGAGATTTTCTTGGCATTCTTTTTCAAGATCCGTTGATGAATATTTTCCATTGAAGAATTTCTCTTCTTTGGGGTTGTTATGGTCTATATGTCCCACATGGGTGGCCTTGATTCCACCATTAGCACTATCGAATTCGACATCCTTGTAGCTTCGACTTCCTTTAAGCTTCTCGTAGTATTTCCTGTTATTGCTCACATGGTGTATATCTTTGTCAAGGCAGTCTCTTACGAGCCGACATGCTGCACAAAGGTCATTTTCCGGCACGAAAGCGAGGTTTACTTTCCCCTTAGCGATGTCGCAGTCACGGCATCGCTTGATGGTGTATGGGTTGTAGTCGGGCACGGCCTTCTGCTGCTTGCCTGAGTTGAAGCGGAACAGGCCCTTTGTGTCGTTCTGCAGGGCCTCCTGGCCACGCGCCATGGCCTCATCGCGTGGCGTCTGGGGGTATTTGGATTTTCGCACCTGCACGACGGTGCAGCGGCAGTTCCAGCCGTTGGGCGGATAGTAGGTTTCCCAGAAGGGGTCGCTCTGCGGCAGTGTGACACCGTTGAGGGCGGCATGCTCCGGCCGGACTTTGTCGTCGCCGGCCGTGCGATACTGAAGGTAGTAGCGGTCGCCATCTTCGGCATACTGCTCCCACTTGGCCGCCATCTGCGCTGAGGCATGCACGAAGTTATACTCAGCGCGCAGATAGTTGCGGTTGTAGGTTTGGTTAATCTTTTGAACGTCGTTATAAAACTGTTCGAAGGGCTTCCGGTTGCCGTTCTCATCGATGAGCGACGGGAAGGCCTCGTTCATCTCGTGGAAGGCCTTCAGGCCGGAGAAGATATAGTTGGAGCTCTGCAGGCGGCGGCGCATGCCGTCGGTCATTTTAACGCTGTTGAAAGAGCTGTTGAGAATGTCGGCATGTGTGTTGATGAATTGCTGGGCCTCATTTGAGGCTATTATATTAACATCCATGATGGCCCCTTTTTGGCGGAAGAGCGCCGTCATCATGTTTTTGAAAGCTTTAATTATTTTCTGCTCCTGGCTGCTGTCAAGCTCAATATGAGGCTTGAAGCCGCCCAGGAAGAGCTTGTATCGACTGTGGAGCCCCACATAGAGAGTGGGGCTCAGTCGAAAAAAGGCTTTTGTGAGAGAGGCATGAACGCTTTCATGCCGTTGTTATCCTGATTCTTTTCACCTTTGTTCTGCTTGTTCTGCCCGTGGCTGTCGTGTTCATCAGCGCCGTTCGACGGGCCGTTGTCATTAATGCCAGGCATGAGGTCGTTGCGTCGCTCACCCACCGGCATGGAGTATTTCTCGGCAAAGTATTGCGGGTCCACATCATATCGGTCGGCAATCATGGTCTCGTAGGCCACCTGCTGCTCGGGTGTGTAGTCAATGCTGTCGTCCCATTCGAAGTGCAGGCCCTCTATAGGGAAGCCGTGCCTGATCATTCGGGGCAGCAGCTGGTTGTTGATAACATCGCGCAGCATGTCGGCATCGCTCTCAACGAGGTTCTGGAACACCTGCAGGTGCGTTTGCGACTGTGAGAGCGAGGAGCCGTCCTCAATGGTCATGGTCTGCCCGATGATGAGCTTTGAGAGCTCAGAGTTGGCCCGTGCGGTGCGCTGATCAAAGACGTTGAAGGCATCGCCCCGTGAGGACTCGACAAACTCGAGCTCGGTGTCGAGCGGCAGGACGGCGGAGCCGGCAAAGCCGAGCGCGTTGAGCTGCTGGCTTATGCGCTGGCGCTCGTTGTCATCGCGTGAGGGCGTTTTAGCCACCCTAAGGGGCATGCCGAATATTTCGCCGAAAGCATCCCAGAAAGCCAGCATGTTTTTCTTTGGAATGGTGTGCTGCGCTGCCTTGAGATAGAGCCCCAGGTCGTCGGGCCGGCCCGCCTCGATGAGCCACTCGGAGAATGGCGGCTCGTGATAGTCGATGCCAGTGGTCCAGTCCTGTCCGAGGTCTGTGATGACTCGTCCGTATTCTGGAATGACATGCTTTCGCGGAATGAGGCGCACGCTCTCATAGCAGGGGCATCCGTCGCCGTCGGTGGTGACATTGCCGAGTTCGATGAGCGAGTGCCCCCAATAGCGGCTGTCGAGCACGAGGCGGCACAGCTGCTTGAACCAAGCCTGGTCGAAATAGTGCTGCGCCTGCTGGTTCTTGTTGCCCTTGGCATCGACGAGCTTGAACGACTTGGCCATGACAAAGCCCGTGCGCTGGGCTATGCACCCTGAGAGGTGCGCGTCGACAGAGGCATCGCGGTAGATGTCATACAGGCGCTGCCTGTTGGGCGAGTCGACGTTGATGGCCAGCTGCCAGGCTGCCCGCCAGTCGGCAATGTCCTTGCGAGTGAGGGCGTCGGTGGAGCGCTGCAGGGCAATGACAACGCTTTTCAGTTTTTCAGAGCCCTTGCCGGCGGCAAGGTTTATTGAGCCATATGGCGTATGCAGGATGTTTTGATGCCTGCCGTTAAGCTTAGAGAAAAAAGACTTTATGCTCATGATTTCGAAATTTATTACCAGTTATGTCTTAAAGGTTTTTGCGAAGAAACGATGATGCCCCCTGAGACGGGGCTGCCTTCATCGTTGAAGGCAAGCGGTATGTCGGGCACTATTTTGCCGGCCTGCACGCCCTCGAGCCATTTTATTGCCCGGTCGTAGCGTTCTTTCCTAACCTCGGAGCCAAGCTTCTGCGGCATGGCCGACACCATGTGGTAGAGGGCAATGTCGCACGTGTACATGACGATGAGCTTGTTACGGAGGTTGCCTTGAGCGGCAAACAAGCTGTCGGCATCGTAAACGGGCCTGAGGTAGGATGCAATTTCCTCGAGCGCCTCGGCCTCGGCATTGCGCCTTACGTCGGCAGAGGCCTGCGAGATAACCTTCAGGGCGCTGTCGCCTATAACTACTTTGTAATCATCATCAGTAATAAACATGTTATAACTCCTTTCGTATATTAAATCAATTAGCAATTAGCAATTAGCAATTAGCAAATCAATTAGCAATTGGCAATTAGCAATTGGCTCACCAGTTGTTGCGGGCAGATGGCCTGCGCATGATGATGGGCTCAAAGGTTTCGGACCTTGAATATCTCTGCAGAAGCCAAATGGCGCCCTCGTCGGCATCGGGCGCATCATCGTGCACACGGCTGCCCCGCTCCAGGGCCAGCGTCTGCTCTATGCCCACCTGCATGTCGGGCGAGTTTTTGAGCGCGGCATTGTAGAAGACAAAGCCGCGTTCCCAAAGGGGCGAAATGGCCTCTATGCGCTGTATCTTCTCCGGCTTCTTGCGCTTGTCGGGCATGATGGGCAGCTGGTAGCCGCGGGCCTTACCCTCAGCCTCGAACTCATCGAGAATGACATCCTGCATGAAGTTGGCCTCCATGAAGAACAGCACTGAGGCCTCGTCGCGGGTGCGCTCATACAGGTCGTAGAGCCACCGCACCATGGCCGACACGGTGTCCTGGCGCACCCAGCAGTCGATGAGGTGCAGCTCATGGCCGAGCTTGCCCCAGAGGCGGCACGCCTTATAGTCGTTGGCTGTGGTGGACTTGAATGAAGGGTCGGTGTAGCACACGAGCTGATCATATTTTCTGAGCGCCGGCAGGCGTTTGAAGCGAATCCACTCATTGCGGAAGATGGTGCCGTCGATGATGGGGTTGTGCATCATCTCTTTTTCCCAAGCGCGGTAGCCTACGAAGTCGCGGTAGGCCTGTGCCTCCTCTTTGGTCCATTTGTCGCGCCAAACGGGCTCGCCGTTCTTGTTGACGGCTGTTACCTTGGAGAGATAAACGCCGCGTGTGTGGGCGATATTGAATAGCACAGAATTCTTGGATATGAGGTTACCGACCATGATGAAGCGTCCGCGGCCCACGTCGAGCGAGCCGAAGAGCGCCTCTTTAACCCAGTCGGTGAGGTCGTGCACGCGCTTGTCGTTGCGGCAGAGCTCGTCGTCGTCGAGGTCGTCGATGACAATATAGTCGGGTCGAGCCTCCCGGTCACGTAGTCCACGCGGTGACTGCCCACGTCCGCAGGCGAGGAACTTCACGCCAGCCTGAGTTTTGAACTCGCCGTCCTGCCAGCTGCCGGCTGCCGGCTTCTGCTCGCCAAAATCGGCAATGATGCGCTGGTTGAACTGCAGCTCAGCCTGAATGTCGCCGAGGAGGCGAATGGCGGCATCTTCTGACTTGCCTACGATGACCATGAAGTTGATGAGTCTCTTGGGCTGGAACATGAGCCAAAGGGGCATGAAAATGTCGAAGTGGGTGGACTTGGCATGTGCCCTGGGCCACATGAAAACGGCCTTAAGGTTAGGCGTGGCCTTGACCTTGCGTGCGGCCTCGTTGTGGAAAGGCGCGTTGTGGACGGTGCGAATGACCTCACCGGTGGCTTTGTCGCGGAGCTGTAGGAAGTGAGGGAAGTAATACTCGCAGAAATCGGCATAATTGGCCAGGAGCCTGCGCTTGCGCTGCTCACGCTCGTGTTCGGTTTCGTGTTTAAGCAGTGTGTCGCCGGTGAAGGCCTGCACCTGTGAGCACCGTTCACGCCAAAGTTCGAAAGCCTGTTTTCTCTCTGCTGCTGTTGCCATTGTTTATTCCTCCTAATTTATTTGATGCCCATTTGGCAAGGCCGAATGGTCTCTGCACTCGGCATAGCCAAAATTTCATTTTGCTTTGCTCTCATTTGATGCCCATTTGCTCGGTGATATACATATCCTGATATTTGTTGATGACCTTCATGAGTTCGGGAGTTACGGACGGGTCTGTCTGTGAGCGGTATTCGAGCCACTTGGAGAAGGCCATGAACACCTCGATGGTGTCGACCACGTTGGCCTTCTTGTCGAGCTTCTCAATGACGGCAGAGAGCTTAGCGAGCTTGTCGCCGAGGCCGGCAATGAGGTCCGGGTCTCCCGACGAGTTGACTTGCGTGATAAGCGTGTCGATGGTTAGGAGGAGCTTGTTGACGAGCTCCGGGCGTGTGACGTTCTTGGCGGCCCTGGCCTCTTTCCAGGCACCGGCGGTGCACCACTTGGAGATGGTGACACGCGACACCTCGACCTTCTCGGCTATGTCGGCCTGCTCGAGGCCCGACATATAAAGAGCCCTGGCAAGGCTTTTTTTCTTTTCCGTTTGTTCTTTAGTCATGTTAAAAAAAATATGTTTTGACACAAAATTGGCGGAATTATCTGACTTGACAAAAAAAGCGTGCAGCGGCTTCACAGAAGTGTGCAACGGTTTCACAGTAATTTGGCAGATAGCAGATTAAAGCATAATATTGCATGTGAAAAGCGCACTAAGCGCTGAGCGAAAAGAAATGGGAAAACGAGTAAGAATAAGCAATGACCGGCTGAACAGCTACGGCACACGCGTGCTGACAGCGGGCATGGACACGAAACAGTATGAGCGCAACCCGGTGCTGCTGTACATGCACCAGCGGGGCAACGTTATAGGCTATGTTAAGGATGTGCGCGCGGAGAACGGCGAGGTGACGGGTGAGCTGATGTTCGACTGCGCCACTGAGCTGAGCGAGCGCTGCAAGAGGCAGTTTGAGTTTGGCTCTCTGCGAATGGTGAGTGCCGGACTGGACATACTGGAGCTGAGCGACGACAAGGCCCTGCTTGTGGAAGGCCAGACGAGCCCTACGATAACACGCAGCCGGCTTGTTGAGGTGAGCGTGGCCGACATAGGGGCCAATGACGATGCCCTGGTGCTGCACCGCGACGGCAAGCAACTAACCCTTGGCAGAGGCAGCGGGAACCCGTTGCCGCTGTTAGGTCAAAATAACAACGTTAAAACACAGAAAGAAATGGAAAACAAAACCATTGCCCTGACACTGGGGCTGCCGGAAACGGC